GTGCCGGGCGAGCTGCTGCGCGATGCGCTTCAGCAGGTCCTGGCATTCGGCGTGGCGCTCCGCGTAGCAGGCGGCAGCGGTTTGCTTGGTGGTCTGTTTGGTGCGTGCCATCGATCACATGAATGGCTTCGCTTCCGGCACATAGCAAGGAGATTCAATCCGAATCCCGAACAAATATGGGTATCTCACTCCGGGCTTACGCCAAGCATCGCGGCGTCACGCTGAAAGCCGTCCAGAAGGCGATTGCGCGCAAGCGCATCAAGTTGGAAACGGATGGCAGCGTCGACGCGGCGCGGGCAGATCGCGACTGGGCAGCGAACAGTGACGTAGCCGCCGTGCTACCCAACATCATCGGCGGCCAGAAGCCGGCATACCGAACGGCAAAGGCCATGGCCGGAGACCCGGATGTCCCGCCCGCCGCCGCCACGATTGCCGGCGATCCGCTGCACGCCTATCTGAAGGCGCGCGCGGTGAAGGAGACGTTCCTCGCCAAGCGCGCCCAGGCCGAGTACGAACTGCTGATGGGCAAGTTGGTCGAGAAGGCGAAGTCGCATGAGTACGCGGCGACCTTCTCTCAGATGGTGAAGGAAGCGGCACTGGCGCTGCCCGACCGGCTGGCGCCGATCCTTGCGGCGCTCGATGATGTGCCTTCGATTCACAAAGTCCTCACGACCGAAATGAAGGCCATGCTGCAGAAGCTCAGCAAAGCCATCGCCAACAGCGGATTCTGATGCAACCGTTTTCTATCGGCGAAGTTGGCGCGGCGCTCCTCCTCCCGCCGCGCGACCTGACGGTCTCCCAGTGGGCAGACGAGAATCGTGTGCTCACTGGCGCGGCTTCAGCCGAGCGCGGCCAGTGGCGCACGCGTCCGTTCCAGCGCGAGCCGATGGACGTGCTGAGTCCGAGCCATCCGAGCAAGATGGTCGTGCTGCTGTCGGCGGCACAGATGCTCAAGACGGAGTGCCTGCTCAACTTCCTCGGCTTCATCGCCGATGTAGACCCGGGGCCGGCACTCGTCGTCGAGCCGCGCATCGAAGATGCCAAGGCGCTCTCCAAGGATCGCGTGGCACCGATGTTTCGCTCGACGCCGGTGTTGCGCGGCAAGCTTGCGACCGTTAAGAGTCGGGACTCCGACAACACCGTCCTGCACAAGGCGTTCACCAACGGCTCGGGCCATGTGACCTTTACCGGCGCGATCAGTCCGAGCGGCCTGGCCATGCGGCCGATCCGGTACGTGCTCCTCGACGAGGTAGATCGCTATCCACAATCGGCCGGCACCGAGGGCGATCCAGTGTCGCTGGCGATTCAGCGCACGGCAGAGTTCGAGCACAACAAGAAAGTCCTGCTCTGCTCGACGCCCACTATAAAAGGATGCAGCCGGATTGAGCTCGCCTGGCTGCAGAGCGACCAGCGCGAGTACTTCGTGCCCTGCCCGCACTGCGGTGAGTTCCAAGTACTGGAACTGGGCGACGGCACCGCGAGCGGATTGTGCTGGCCAGAGGATCATCCCGAAGCGGCGCGCTACCGTTGCGCGCACTGCACGGAGCTGATCCCGGAACACCTCAAGGCCACGATGGTCGAAGCCGGCGAATTCCGGGCGCAGAATCCGGGCTCGCCAGTACCGGGCTTTCGGGTCAACCAGCTCATCTCGCCGAAACGAAGTTGGGGCACCATCGCCGCGGAGTTTCTCGCCGCCAAGCAGGCGCCGGAGACGCTGAAGGCGTTCATGAACACGGTCCTCGCCACGCTGTGGGAGGAGAAGCACGAAGTCGCCATCGACTCGCACGCCCTGTGGAATCGTTGCGAGCCGTTCGCCGCGGAGGCGCCGGATGGCGTGTGTTTGCTGACGGCAGGTGTGGACGTTCAGGCCGACCGCCTGGAGATGGAGGTAGTCGGATGGGGCCGCGACGAGGAGTCGTGGTCGACCGGCTATCACGTAATCCCTGGCGATATTCTGCGCAGCGAAGTGTGGGCTGCGCTCGACGAGATCCTGTTGTCGCAGTACGCGCACGAAAACGGCCAAATGCTGCGTATCGTGGCAGCGTGCGTTGACTCTGGCTATAAGGACGCCACGGTGCTGCGGTTCACCAGGGACCGTTACAACCGGCGCGTCTTCGCGACCAAGGGCCGGTCGGGCGAAGGCACAATCTGGCCGCACAAACCGAGCCGGAAGAACCAGACGCCGTTCTTCATGATTGGCGTCAACGCGGCGAAGGATGCGGTCTACGACCGCGTGAAGGTCAAAGAGCCGGGGCCCGGACACTGCCACTTCCCGCTCGGTCGCGACCTGGAGTACTTCGAGCAGCTGACCGCCGAGAAGAAGTACGTCAAGTACCACAACGGCTTCCCGAAGTACGAGTGGCGGAAGAAAGATGGCGCGCGCAACGAGGCGCTCGACTGCCGCGTGTACGCCTACGCCGCGCTCAAATCGCTGGGGCTCTCGGGCTCGCAATTGAATCAGTTCTGCGATCGCTTTGGAAAACATACCCGGCGGCAGCCAGCGCCGCCGCAGGCCGCCAAAACGGCGGAGGAGCCGGAGGTTCGCCCGGCCAGCACTCCGGCGGCGCAGCGATCTGACGCCAATCCGTTCCTGCGCGGCGGCGAGGGCTTCCTGCAGAAACGCAATTGGTTCGGACGGTAAGCATGGCCAAGACAGCTGACGACTATCAGGTGCTGATCGACCTGCTCGACGATGCCATCGGGCGTGGCGTGAAGAGCGTGACCATCGACGGAATGCGCACCGACTACGCCAGCACCGACGACATGATCAAGGCCCAGTCGTGGATGCGCGCCCGGCAAGCCGCGCTCAATCCGGCGGCGCCTAAGAGCTACTCCTACGCGCAGGTTTCGAAAGACGGGCGAGGCAATAACCCGAATGGCTAACGCAGCTACGAACTGGCTCGACCGGGCCATCGGGTTCTTCTCGCCACGCGAGGCCCTGCGGCGCGTGCAGTACCGCCGGGCGCTCGGCCTCGTCGAGCGTTTCAACTATGAGGGCGGGATGATGGGCCGTCGCACGGGCGGCTGGGTCACGTCGAACTCCGACGCCAACCGTGAGACGCAGGGTTCGATGGTGTGGCTGCGCAACCGCGCGCGCGACCTAGTGCGCAACAATCCTTTCGCGGCCAAGGCGCTTAGCGAACTCATCGGCAATCAGGTCGGCACTGGCATCCTGCCGCGAGCGGACACCGGCAACGACAAGCTCAATGCGCTGATCGACGAGAAGTTCAAAGCATGGGCCGACCAGGCGGACGCCGATGGCCAGTTCGACCTGTACGGTTTGCAATGGCAGATCGCGCGCGCGGTGGCGGAGAGCGGCGAGTGCCTGGTGCGATTCCGGCCGCGCCGGCCCGGCGACGGGATGGACGTTCCGTTCCAACTGCAGGTGCTCGAGGCGGACTATCTCGACCATGCGAAGACCATGTCGATCGAGTCCGGCGGCACGATCATCCAGGGCGTGCAGTTCGATGGCATCGGCAAGCGGGTCGCCTACTGGATGTTCGGAAACCACCCGGGCGCGCTGACGCTGACGAATTGGCAGGCAGGCTTCATCTCGAAGCCCATCCCGGCCGACAGCGTGCTGCACGTCTATAAGAAGGATCGCCCTGGACAGGTACGCGGCGTGACGTGGTTCGCGCCGGTGATGCTCAAGATGCGTGACCTCGACGAGTACGAGGACGCCGAGCTGGTGCGCAAGAAGATCGAGGCGTGCTTCGCGGCATTCGTGGTCTCGCCGGATGGTTCATTCGCCAACCTGACCGAGACGACGACGGACCCGATCACCAGCGAGCCGACGGAGTTTCTCGAACCCGGCATCATCAAGCGGCTGAAGCCGGGGGAAGACGTCCGCTTCGGCGCACCGGCGCACAGCTCGGGCTATCGCGATTACCGCTCGACGCAGTTGGGCTCAATCGCGGCCGGCCTCTGCATCCCCTACGAACTGCTCACCGGCGACATGAGCGCCGTGAACTACAGCTCGTTCCGTGGCGGCATGCTAGGCTTCCGCAACACTGTGGAAGCCTATCGCTGGCTGTGCCTGATCCCGCAGCTCCTGATTCCCATTTGGAAGCGGTTCATCAATGTGGCTTTTGTCGCTGGCGAGATTCCTGAGCTCAATTACGGCGTTCGCTTCACCGCTCCCAAGTTCGAGTCGGTCGATCCACTCAAAGAGGCGATGGCCGAACGCGTCTCGCTGCGCATCGGTGCGTCCACCTGGCCGGAGGTGGTGGCGAGTCATGGCCAGGATCCCGACGCGCAGTTGAAGGAGATCGTGGCCTGGAACAAAAAGTTCGACGACGCTGGGCTGATCCTCGACGGCGATCCGCGCAAGACCACGGACAAGGGTCAGGTGCAGGGACCGCAACAGCCGCAAGACGGCGGCGGCGGCGACAACACCACCAACGACTCGAACGGCGAAGCCAAGAGTAACTCATAGCACGGAGGATTCATGGAAGGAATCGAAACGACGACGGCGGAACTTACACAGCAGCCCGTTCAGAGGGAGATCTACGCCGAGCGCTTTGCCGCCACCTTCGAGCCGGACTCGTGGGACGAAGGCGGCGGCATGGTCACATGCTGCTTCTATGACGGCAGCTCGGTTCCGCGCTGCGACTACCGGACCGGCGAACAGTACGACTTGACGCTCAGCCTCGATCCGGGCGCGGTGCGACTCGACCGCCTCAATAACGGCGCGCCGGTCTGCGACAACCACGATACCTACGGCTCGATCACGAGCCAGCTCGGCGTGGTGCGCAAGGCGTGGATTCAGAACGGCAAGGCTTACGCGCAGTTGCAGATCAGTCCACGGACCGACCTCGCC